ACGGTGTTTAATAATAATAGTTTCATTTTATATTGTTCCTTTACACTGACATCGCTAGTGTCAACAATAAATAGTTGTCTGGAGTGATAAGGGTCGCATTTTCAAGGCTTTTCTGGAATTGCTCTTTATTCATGGAGCCTACATCGTCGTTGTCGTCAATGTCAACCTTCCAGACTTCGATGTCAAAATCCAACAAAGTCTTGATAATCTCAAGTTCTTTTTTCTTTGCGTCAGGATCGAGAGCGATATACACACCAGCATCTTTCTCAACAATTTTATGAAGCAAAACAGAATTCTGATTCAGAGTAGACCCAAGAATGGGAACCGCGTTGCGGCCGGCTACAATGGCATCAAAAATGCCCTCAACTAATACAATATTTGAGCTCCAATCCACGAACAAATTATTGAATACAATATTTTTGCTGGCTGTGGGGTTCTTATACTTCGGGTAAAAAGCCCTGTCATAAGATCGAGATACAAAGTAATTTAGATCGCCTTCATCATCAAACGACGGAATAATAATGCGCCCCTCATATTCTCCCTCACTGCAATAACCCATCTTCCACCAAACAATATCTTGCTTGCTGATGTTTCGCTTTCTTAGATAATTTCTTGCCGCAAAGCCAGTAGGGGGGATATCTTTATTTGCCAAGGATATAAACCCGGGCGGCATTTCAAGTATTTGTTTCTCTTGTATTCTCTCGCCAAATAAATCTTCAAGCTTGTTGTAATCAATCTCGGATGTTAGATCGCGCCACTGTGATTTATTGTGGTTTGTCCCAAAGCGCCGGACGACACGATATAAATTCTTGCCGCGGGTATCACAGACCCAACACTTATAATAACCTTTATCAAGGTTTATGGAAAATTTTCTTTTGTGATGATCGCAATAGGGGCACTTAAAAAGAAACTCGTTGTTGGTCCGATAATAAGACCCCAGCACACTAGCCAGTATTTTGAGTTTCTTGTCTTTCATTCAACCAGCCTGCCTGTGCTACAACATAGCTATCTGACCGGTCGGTATAGCCGGCCTTCGGATTTCCATGTCTAGTATATTCTACCTCAAAGTCAGGTACGTTGTCAATAACAAACTGCATCGCGACTGCTTTTGCTTTCTGCCCCTTCGGAACTTTAATGCCGCAAAGCTTGCGCGCAGAAGTGGCGGCTAGGTACTGTGGTTCGCTGGCAAACATATTATAGCAGATCCACGATACAATACCATTTATTTTTGATAAAAGCGAAAGAGTTTGGGCCGAAGAAAATCCCGAACGAAATGACTGGAGTGATTGCTCAATATAGACGTGTTCTATTTCGTAGTTCTCGCATATGACACAAAGATCCGATTGAATAATTTGAACTTTTTTAAAAAAGTTTTTCTCTTTACGTAGATCAATATGATTACACACAATTATGGAACCGTCATAATCCAATATTGTATAGCCTGTAATGCTGGTTGAGATGTCGAGACCTAAAATCATTAAATATCTAATTCTATTTTAAAAGTAAAATCTCTTTCAGCCGTTTTTCTAATCGGAGTAGAAGGTTTCGCAATAGCAATCAAATTCATATTATCGTCATAAATGCCTATCTTAGAAACATATGTGGTTTTTTCAAATGAAGCCGTAGGTGTATTATATGCCGAACTAACAACATTTTTAATAGACAAAACTGAATTTTGCATATATCCTTGACTAGACCCCGTTCCAAAAGAGCCAGTGAAAAAAGATACAAAGGTAGGATTATTAGATTGATTGAGCGCACCCTTTGGTGCCGTCGCAAACATAGTTAAAGTTTGAGTTTTGGTGGTCCCGCTCATCTGGATTAAAAAGGAAGATCCCGACGCATAGGTGTTTGTATCCGAGGATCCAGAAAGGGACGCAGCAAAACTAACCCAGCTGGGGTATGAATCTGTTGTACCATAGCCTGTGGGCTCTGTGTACCTTCCATCGGTTAAATCCCATGCGCCCGTAAGAACCATGAAGCCCTCATTATAAAGAGCCACACCACCTACATTCCCCGAACCTCCCGAGTCTACGGGTGCAGTTTGATATAGAACCCCGTTTTGGTTTTTGTCTTCTAGTCGACCAACGAGGGCGCCCGAGACATAAAAATCCAATTTTATTGTGCCCGGTTTTATCTTTGAACCATAAAAAATTGTGGGGATAGAAATTAAATTAACTTGTGCACTCCAAGAATCGCCCGATGATGCCATAAGATCTCGCTCGAATAAAGACGAAGAAACGGCATAATGTGGGCTCAAATAGGTATAATAATTAAGTGTATTTTTTAATGCTTGTAAATGAGAAACCGACCCTGAACTTGTGACAGTCATCCCCTCTTCCTCATGAGCAATGACAGGGGACGTCGTCCGTAATGCAGTTGCAGTATAATATTCTCGACTTATGCGAGATGTATAGGGGAAACTGCCGGTAAAAACTTCGCCCAACTGTCCTTCTGAAAAAGCCGTCGAAGATACGGACCCAAAGGAAAGACGCGTTGCATCTTTCACCATAAACTGATATATTAAACCCGTGTTCTTGACTGACTTTATAGGGTCAAGATTTCCCAGTGCATCTTCGAATTCGGTAATATAACCAAAATCTCCCGTATTACGATCGATATTAAGTTCAAATAAACTAATACTGCCGGGGTCAGTACACCTGATTGAACTGGTTAAAGATCCAGAAATGTCTGGAATATCATTATAATAGGCATTCCCATTATAAACAAAATATTTTATCTCGGGATAAGTTGTGAGAGTGTTAACATAAACGTCATTATTATTAAACTTATAAAACGGCACTTCAATTTCCTACCTATCATAAATAGTTTGGTATTGTTTTTAAGAGAAAGGCACCTTTAGTAATCTAATCTAACCCTCAATGTAAACTCTGTCGAAGGATCTTTTCTGAGTGGTTCTGAAAGCTTTGCTACAGCCAGCAATTCATTGTCCGCCGAGTACAGACCCACAGCTGTGGTGTAACTAACAGGGGAATCTGTTGAATTGTTTTTCACCACCATCTTGCTGCTACTTAAATAAGTTAAGTTAGCAGAATAATTAAAATCATTATGGTTAACTCTACAGAAATAAATCGATGAATTTAATTCAGTTGTGTTGTTGAATTGAACATTAGAAATTCTTCGTCGCAACACATCGCATGCACCCGAGATTGCAGATCCAGTTAAAATACCGTCTATTTCAGCGCCCTCTTTGGCGGTGACATCGAGGGCTGGGTCATCGGAGCTCGAACACGGAATGTCTAATAACCCAGCAAAAATAGAGGCTGTAACCACCGCGATTCCGGCTTGATAATACACGAGGCCGGCCTTAACATATCCATGTTCATCGACGGATCCCGTATCCAGAGCAGAGCCTGTGGCATATAGAATACCATACTCGCCAGCCGGTGAGTTAACTTTAAATCCAGAGGAGCCACTATAGTCAGTTAATTGAACTGATGCTGTCATCGGAGTTGCAAATGACGAAGCAATACCAAGGTCTAAAGTAAAACTACCTTTCTTGATTTCGTCCTTTACTAAAAGTCGTGTAAAGTTAAAGAAAAAGGCGGCATCAATTTTGTCGCCCCCTGTGAGATCTCCATCGGCATCAAATTCGCGCACGACACCATTCTGATTAAACCCAACCAATACCTGGGCCATTTCATTGTAAATATTAATCTTTTTAGCATTTTGAGTATTTGTGGCGCCCGATAAGTTCGACGAGTTTGAATAGCCGGCCGTGAGATCAATAATGTGATTCGCCGAGGAGCTTAAGAAAGGGTAGTCATATACTGATTGAAACATTCCATGAGAATAATTCTTAATATTTGCACCCGCGTAGGTACCCGAAATAATCGTACCCGTTATGGGGATTGCTTCGTGCAGGAGATTCCTGGTAGAGACCACATCTTGTGGATCGAATGTTTTGAATGAAGAAGCCATTGTTTAATTCCTAATTTACGTTAATTTAATTTAACAAACCTAATGGGTATATCGATACTGTAGCCAGTATTAACCCCAGAAATCCTAATCGTAGAATCAATAAATTTATAGGGATTTGTCGAAAAATTTAAATCCGTACCCGAGGGGGTTGCAGAGTTTGTAATATTCGCCGTTCCGGGCGAACCAAGCTGTGTGAACAAAAAGTCACTATTTCTAAGTTCTAAGCTAGCACCAAGTCTAAAACTCAGCCTTGTTCCCCGAGGGCCTAAAATACTGGATGTTTCGGTGGCTCCCAAATTTCCTACGTAGCCCCGACCCTCATCGCCGGCAACAAAATAATAATTTGCAATTCCATCGTCATCAAGATAAGCATAGCTGGCTGGAGACAACTGAATATTCGAAGCAGCATTTGATGTGGTTTGTGCTGTGGCATTGCTCGCGGCTGGAAATACCTGCGCCAAACGATTGTCGATCTGCACAATATATTGTGTTTCAACGAGCTGATCGCTTAAGGGGTCCTGGGGAGCGAGTTCATTGGTATTAAGTCCCTGATGGGTTTCGATCCGGGCCGGATCGTCAGAAGGACGATAACCATTTAAAATTCCCGCGCCGAGGAAAGTTCCGAATCCTGTCTCAACCGTGCTCTTATCAACCGGAACCACAAAAGAAGTGGATGAACCAATGGCTACCTGTTCTGATCCCAAACCTGATTGTGTAAAAAGCCTAATGACGGGTAAATAAAGCAAATCATTGTCATTAATCGTCAGCAATCGTGCCTTCATACTTGACATATTATTGGTAAAGGCCTCCAGAACAGGTGTCTGCAGAATACTAAGATCATAATACGCTGATCCGCTGGGATTATTCTTGTCATAGAGACCATAATCAATCTCGTCATCGCCCAAAGTGAACTTGTCTATCTTAAAACTTCCATCCCCTTTCGCAAGTCGCATTCTGCCCGTATCAGTCAAAACTGCGTCCAGAATAATATCACCCGAATTGTCTAAGAAACTCATATCATGTTTAACCTCTCTCTATAAATAGTTGATAAATAATTATTGTTCCTAGGGATTTTCAACTCCCTCATTCTTAAATGTAACATTTAAATCAATTTTTCTACCTGTTTTGGTGCTCGTTAGACGAACTTTGAACTTTTTCCCCCACACTCTGCCTTCTCCTACGCGGACGTCGGTGCTGCCCAATATGTTATCCGTCGGCGCAATTCCCATTCCCACGCTTGCAGGAGCCGCGTCCGGTATATTTGGATCATAAAGTGTTTGGTCTTGTCGTGGTTCTATTGCCAAAAATCTTCGGCCCGGTACTGCGTAATTTAATTTTAGTGTTTCAAATATAAAAACTCTATTTTTCATAAAAAGTTGACCCCGATTATCGACCATCTCAATTTCAAAGATAGCGGTGGGATTTGAAATATTATTATGAATATCTATCGACCTCGCACAATAATAATACTTTTTATTTGGAATCAAGGTGTCTACATAGGCAACTGCAGTAGAATATTTATCCGAGCCTAGTTTAGTAACTATTGGCTGGTCTACCAAATTAAAATTTCTAAAGTCTTCATAACTTGTTGGCTTTGTTCCTATTCGGAAAATCTCATACTTCCTGACTGGATCATCATTTCTATACTGAAGCTTCCTTGTATCGGCGCCTCCCAAATCATCGGCCTGAATACTAATTCCGTACTGTGAAAAATACTCCTCGGCAATAAAGGATGCGTCACTATCCCTAAGAATGATAGGCTTCTGGCGTGCCTCGCCCGCATTCGAATTAAACAGAATCATTACTTTATTGTTAACTCCCACATACGGAACAAATTCCACATCCGGGGGCATCGGGGGCTTATCTGTAATCGTCGATGTAAGAGCGGTATAATGAGCAGATATCGCTCGAATGCTCGGCTTATTAATTATTGTTACGTCGGCTACAGGAGGACCGTCTAATTCGGATTGCGCTGCACCTAGCCCTCCCGCAAAACCATGCTCTCCAGAACGAAATAAAATACTAAATGCTTTTCCAGCTGTATTAAAAATTTTATATTCTATCACCAGTTCGCGGTTTAAAGTAGCCAACTCTATCTTAGATTGCATGTCGTCGGCCGTGTCTTCTCCTGTGGCAACTCCAGTACCTACGTCAGTTGCCCCCGGGGCGGGCACATTCCCTTCGGGCGCAAGTTGGGTGGCGTCGCCAATAGGGCGCACGCGGGCCTGAATGTAATATAGAGTGTCGCATACTCCCTCGCTCATTGCAGCGTCAAATGCTTGTTGGATGCGCTGCACAAAATCAAGAACTGAAATTTTTGAGCCTTGCACCATCTCAATAGGCCCCACCGTAAACGATTGAGGGTTACTCTCCAGCGCCGTTGGAGTGTCATCGTCGTCGGTTGGTACGGCGTCAAGTTCTGCTATATCTAAATACCAATAAAAGCTCATTCTTAATTACCCAACAATTGATCCCACGGAAATCCACCTTGCTGTGCTAGATTCGGCGCGTTTTCATCTTCTTCGCCACGATCCTCTTCCTCCCCATCAGTGCCTTTGGCAGGTCTGGCGGCCTTGGCCCCGGCAGGACGCCCAGCCGCGCCGGTACCTCCGGCAGGAATCGCGCTGGTAGGCTGAGAAGCAAGCGTCTGCCCCGGAACTATAGTTAATGTACCAGGTATGGCGCCTCCAGATTCATTTCCTTCGAAACCCATCCCTTCCTCAATTTGAATTTGTATAGTATTTAAGATATGGGAGCTATCTTGGGCGCCGCTGAATACCCGCACGGATGGGGTGCCGCCCACAAAATGAGTACCTCTTTCTGCTAGGTCAAGATACATCTGTCTCGTTGTATCGGTTACATTAATAGTAGACGGGTTGGTAGGCTTAAAAATATAATACCCACTAAGCGCAGGCGAGACCATCGCGGTTGAGGTTACCCTAGTATCCTCATCATCTTCGGTATACTTTTGAACTGAGTCTTCAATAACATCATCTAGAAGTAAATCTGGGCGCGTAGGTCGATAGAATCCTAGAGCGTTTCCAATGGCTCGGCCATACCCGGACACTGCCGTAAAGGCAACTTTCAAATCATTGTAAGAATAAGAATTTCCAAATATTATGCGTATATCGCTAATATCATACTGATAGCGAACTCCATACTTTACCTGAGAATCAACATAGCTGATCTCAGCTCCGTCGAGGGGCCTTCCTATAAAGAATGTTTGAACCACGGAACCAGTGGCTCCATTAGCCGTAATAACTCTTTTATCAATTTTATACATTATTGGCTCACTATAACAGGATTTATTCTGTATTATCTCTAGATAATCCCGAACCGGATAATTAATATCTCCATTCTCATGATCAGTTAAAAATTGATCGGTTGCAAGCGACGTGGCCTCGACTGGTCCGTTCTCGGCATTATAATTTCTTATCAAAATAAAATTATCCGAAGTAGTACTATTATTATTTATTCTATTTACTATAGACTCAATTCTTGTATCGCCTTCAATATCCGTTAAAAATCTATCCATATCAAAATAAATAGTTGGCGAAAAATCTGTAATGGCCGTAGAATAGACACTTGCGTTAGTAGGATCAGTTTTGGTAATCACACGTTGCTTAAACGGTATTGCGGGCTCCGCACTACCCACACCAAGTAAATTTTCAATAATATATAGCTGCATTATATCTAACAATGCGGGACCGTAGTTTTGAGTTAAACTATAAAGAAATGAGCGGGGTTTGCCGATTGTGCTGACGACGGCTGCGCGGGAGCCGGCGATACTAGCGTGATCATTACCGATTATAATCTTATTATAAAATGGTAAGTTTCGCGTGCCCTCGGTTCCGGCTCCTTTTGTACCGCCGCCGCGCATAACCTCTCTAGTACTCAGATCTCTCATCGCCCGGAGATCAGAATTAAGAATAACCATATTCTTATATTTGGTTTCAAATATATTTTTAACCTCTCCAAAAGTCATGTAGGCGGCGCCTGTACCGAAGACGGTAACACCAGCGTTCATCAGAGTCTCCAAGCCTTTACTATAGAGAGTGTAAAACTGAGCTGTAGTGGATTCCCTCATACCGCCGCCCGCACTATCAACCACAAACCAAGGATCCGCTTCAGGATCCCCATCAATATTAACATGCTGGAGTGCTGTGTCCAATGTTATTTGCCTATAATAATCATCGGAGTTAAAGGTAGATCCAGTATTCCTCATTTCGGATTCTAAACAATAAAAGTTTGTTAACATAGGCTCGGTTACTTGCTCAGTCGGGGATCCGCTCTTGGTAACTTCTTCATAGGGAGGTGTAGTATCAGCATAGAAATTATATATGGGTTCTACCTTAAGATTAAGGCCGACAGCTGATTTCATGGCTTCAGAAACAGGAGGCCTATAATAAACAGAAGTATGATCGAGTATGGTAACGCCGGTAGAAACTACCGGTGGAAGCGAGAAGGTTTCGGTCTCCAAAGGGAATCCATCTTTTAAGAAATACTTCCAGTAGGGGTTTCCTTCTCGTATCCCCTCTTCCTCAATAATTTTTCTTAATAAGTCTCTAGTCTCATCATTAAATGCCAAAGCATTCCATGCATCATTATCTAATTCAATTAAAAAGCGTGAAGCATCGGCGCCCAAATTATTATATGCCATTGGCAAATAGCTAAGTTCAAGCGGGATATTCTCTACCAGAGATGTATACCCTGGCACCGTGAGGGGGACCGTGGCCAAATTAACAAAATTGGGTCCGTGGATCGAGCCGTATCGACCATAATATCTACCCATAACTCCTCTTAAACTGTCTATGGTGCCCCAGCTGGTTCGCAATGCATAATTTTTTTCTGCACTATTTTGTTGCAAACGATGCATCGTCCCGATGAGCCCAGCATTTACAAGAAGTATTGCATTTCTAAAGGTATCATTTTGAGCCATTAGTAACCACCTCCTCTACCGCCCGAAGATCTACCTCTAGTACGAGTCCTGGGCGCGCTACGAGTTCGTCGGGGTGCTGGCACGGCTCGGGGTGTTCGACCTGCTGCGCGAGAAGAATTAATCGGAGAGCCCAGTACAAAGGCGATAGGGGTCGACGTATATAGAGGATCTATAGAAGATAGCGGAGTTTCCACATTCAGCGCTACCTTCTTCATAGAAACAATCACATTTTTATATAGTGTACTAAACAATTGTCCATAACGTGTGCGTCCATAATTTATAGAAGAGGGCCTGGCTGAAGTGTTACCCAATATAAAAATATTATTATATGTGGGGAGTTTATACCTATTTTTCATCTTCATCGCCTTTCCGAGCACCATAAGACGACAAAGAACTGGACTATTTCGAGTTTTAAACTCATTAAATTTTTCTTGAGTAAGTTGGCGCCACCGTGGTGCATTTAAATTTACCGTACCATTGGTCGACAAATAGCCATCAAAATATTGAACTTGCGCCAAAGAATTAAAGTTAACAGAATTTCCAAAACCGCTATTCGATTGAACATCGTAAGGACGTTGAGCCGCAGCTGCGGCCGCGAGAGATCCTCCAACTGGGAAGTTAATCTCTACTTGTGTCGCTCTCTTAAACCCTATAGATTTTGCGCTAATAACAAAATTAACCAGTTTAGATTTCTTAATTTGTGATTTCTTAGCTTTCGCTCTTTTGAGGGCTAAGGTTTGAGAGCCACTTACAGAAGCTTTTTCATAGTTGTTCTCCTTAGCAAACTGAGAGGTTACTGATAAATAAGAAGTAGCCGAATTTGTACGATTGTATACTACTCTGGGCCCTTTAAGCAACTCAGTCAGGCGCTGCGTGTTGGGGACCACCATTACATCACTATCCCCTAAAATATTTTCTACTTCATCATCATAAACTTTATGATTCTTCACATTAGAGGGAATAAGTTGTGGTGTTTTTGTATTAGCATTCAACGCAGCTTTCAAAAAGCCGTTGCCATCAGATTGAGGCAGCATCAGCAAACTTGTATCTACACTGCTTCCTCGACTAGAAAGCCTTTTGGGACTTATAAAGCCAAATTTATTTATTCCCGGTGTGTTTGGTCGTGGAACTTTATATTTAACAAATTCTTCTTGCATTCGAAGGGAATACTGTTTAAAGTCGATATTAGTTAGATTTTTCCCATTATTAATAACTTTTGAACTGTCTAAATAATCGGTTCCATCTTTTGAAGATCCCTTTTGATCATAATTTGATTTAAACGTATGTTTTAAAGCCACCTTTCTCCTGGTAGAGTTTTGCGAATTAACTTTAGAGCGAATATTAAATTTATTAGCACTAGTAGGTGTCGTTGAGGCCACCGTAACTTGCCTCAAATTAGCAACGAATTTTTCTACTATCTCACCCACTTGTTTCATGGTCACGATGTCCCCATTAGCTGGGTTAGTCATAGCAATTAAATTTTTAGTCCACATATCGCGACCCGAAGGGCCAAATACACCACTCCCAAACATAAACTCGACAGCGGCTACATAAGCCCCAATAAGCTTTTTCCATTCCTTCTGGCGCCCTTTAATCCTAGACCTATTGTTTTTAAGGTATGATCGCGTATTAAGACCCGGCTTACCAGCTCTTGTGGAGGCCGATAAAAATCTATTATAACGGGTTAATCTTCGATTAAGTAAATTTGATACATGATCTACGGCAGCCTGCGACATATCAACCATATCAATGATGGCTGAATATTCGTAAGACCCAACATCAAACTTTGCTATATCTTCATCAGTCGCCACGACGCCCAGAATTCCGCCATTCAAGCCACTAAAGGAAATTGGCTTAACTCCCCCCTTTTTAAGAGTTGCAATAAGTTTTTCCTCTGAGTCGGGAAGCTTTGCTGAGGAACCTCGTATACGAATTTTGCCTGCTGTGAGGCCAGTTGGAGTCATATTCTCTGGTGTTACGCGTGTTCTGTAGATGCGTATATCTTCTATTTGAAAACTTTCAGCCAAGGCATTAGGATTTTGAATAAGGCGGCCAAATTTAGTATTACGTTTAACTAAGCGCGCGAAATCGATTGAAAAAAACAACTTTAATACATTACTATTTGTCCTTGAATATTGACAATCTGAAACCATACCGGGAGGCTTCATCACCTTGCGCGCAGTGGCGAGGTTTTTGGTTTGTCTCCGTGAAAGGCGCGCGCCTTTATTAAGCGCACTGTTAAAAGGCAGTCTGTTAACCGCGTTTAAAAACCTTAAATCTTGTATTTTTTGATTTGATATCTTAGTCGCTAGCAGAGGAGTTGCCGGCGACGTGAAAGAGGTGGGCATCGCCCTATATCCTCCTCCGGGAGTGTGCTGAACGGGGCCGGCCCATATTTGACCAGCAGTTCCCGTCTTACCCAAATCTTCTGTTAAAGTAAAAACGAGATTAGTCAACGACGAGCGCTTGCGGTATAAAATTGCTTCAACAACTGGATTGGACATCTTTATGGCTTTAAGTTTTCTGCCTGTTCCCGACTTATTAAGTGAGTTGGGATCTGTGGCATAAGTGGTGACATACATATAAAGATCTCGTAGCTTACTAAGGGGTATAGAGTGTCTAAAAGTAATTTCTTTTTTATAAGCAACTGCGGTACCGCTGAGTTTAATTTTACGAATTCCGCGGCTAGTCCTATCGGGGGGCAAATAGACTTTGTCTATGTGTTTTCGCTTTTTTTTGGGATTTCGAATTAAATCTTTAGCCAATATACGTTTTTTCTGGATACTTTCAATGAACCGCGAAGATTTACAAAATCCAATAAAAATCATATAGGGAACTGAAGTTAAAACTTTGGGCCCTTTATAACTGCACACCGACAGGGTTATCTCAAACTCTTGCTGCCTCGTGGTGAAATTTGTTGGAAGTATTTTTATTTTTTCAACATGTGCTGTTGGGAGGTACAAGGGACTGCTGAAACTTCCGGGTGCTATTTCCATCAACAGGCCTCCTCATCATCTAGAACGGTATAGAGATCTCGACTAAATTTCAAGCGGGTGGTATTTGAAGCTATTTCTCTCGACGAAAGGCCAACTTCATTCAAAATATTGGATGGTATTTCATCATCCAAATATAAATTAAAATAATATTGAACGTCTCCGACATTTGTTTCTGGATTACCGAGAGGACGGAAGGTTGGTAACGCATTCCCGGCACCAACTTCTGTATCAGATACCACAGCCATAGCCTGTAAGGTGGTATTCTCTGTCTCTGTACTAGTCGCCGGGGTATGTGCCACATAAAATACTTCAATTTCATAATTATGTTTTACAAAATCTGTATTTTCTTCTATTATTTCCAGCATAAGATATTTTTTATTTAATGACAGATAGATATTGCCATCACCACTGGCCAAATATCCACTTATTGCATCGGTCGAAAAAGCTCCTTGTTGAAAATAAGTTTGATAATTAACATCAAAGTTCAGCTGGGGTATATTTACGATCACGCCATTATTAATATCTGCAAAGCTGCTTGAAGGATTAACAATCATGTATTCTTGCACTGGTACATCGAGGCGTGCTGTATTTTCTCCCAATACGCTTACTTGCCATGCGGCCGTCTTCGTCGAATTTAAGGCAGAAGTTCCTAATGGATAGGAAGATAAATTAACGCTTTCAACAAAAGCTGGAACCTGAAAAGCTTCCACTTTATCGGCGGGATCATTTCCGCCGAGGGCGCCTTCAACTTGGGCCATAAATCTCGCAACTCTGGTTTCGGCTCCGGTTCGTATAGGAATGACTTTTAGGTTGGGAGTTTCATAACGTATACGACGATCAATTGTATTCTGTTCTTCTTCTATAAAGTTCGCTGTACTGCCAGTCTGAATATATTTGGCGTTATAGAGAATTTCTTCATCGTAAAAAGAATAATATTTGGGCTTAAGGCGCCCCATCGAAAGTAGATATTTACCATACTCTGTGAGTTGCACCTCCAAAAATTCTTCCTTTTTATTAAAAAACTCGGCCATAACTTATTTCTTCCTGGTAGTTCGTACCGTTCTTCTGCGTCGCGATTGAATCATATTGATCCCGAACTCATAACGATATAGGCATTCGCCGTGGGTAAGGCCGCGGCCGGTACCTCCTCGGGGGCTGGAATAAACTCTCTTAAATCAGGTACTACGGGTATCGTATCGTCTCCTTCAGGAATAATATCTTCGGTAGCATACACCACATCTTCTCCAATCTTAATTAGCTCAACCAAAGAGAAATAATCATAAGGCCAATTATATGTATATAGAGAGTCTATGGCGGGGGAAACGATGGGCAATCCGTCGACTAAATCCTTTTTAGTAAAGATATTATAATCGCCCTCTGCTCGGCGCTTCACCTTAAACACAAGCCACTGTAAGTCTTCTTCATTATCCAAAAGATTATCTACTAATGCTCGAATTTTAATCTCTACTGAAGCTTTTTTGAATTGGTTCTCCGGGCCGTTGGATGTAGGTGGTAGATTTTGCCAAATATTTATTAAATCATCTTGATTTAGATCTAACGCAAATTCAAAAGCGTAAAATGCAACGGGGAGCACAGATTCATTTTGAAGAAAATCAAAAGTAGGGGGAAAGATGTATTTATTTAGCAAAGCCAACTGAGTTACATACTCATGAGAATTAGAGTCGATGTCAAAGAACCTTCTATCGTTATCTACAGTAAGGAATGGAACACACACAATCGCTTCTTCAAGTCTCTTGGAATTAGCAAAGTCACCAAGACGTTTCTGATCAGTTTGAAATCCTACCACATCATTGAGCGACTTAAGCTGAATTGTGCCATAATTTGTAGAGTCAAAGGTCAAAGGGAGATCTTTAACATTTAGAAACACTCCCTCGCTTCCGGAAAGTTTGTTACCATATTGGTGCCACATTCCTCTTACCCGGAGTTCGTCGACGCCGGGGTAGCCGGCGTACGTGTGGTTGATAGGGTTCTTTCGAGCGCCGACGAGTGGATCGGCAGCTGGGACGCCGTAAAAATTCAAAATGGGAGTTTCAAATTTTGGCTGTATCAACCAACGAGCTTGTTGGGTATTTGTATCCGGCGGTACTATCAATAGTTTATCAAGTATGTTGATGCTCGATGTAATCTGGGGCTGAGTGACATGAGTACCTGGTTCATACCCCGGTGCCTCCGCATCGGGGGGCATAAGATCAATAGAGTCGAATCCCCAACGATCTTTCATATCTTTTTTATGAAACTCGATAACTGCATTTCCTAGTATATCGTCAAGCTTAACTTGTCCCGTCCAAGGGGCTTTAAATATTATATTTGCAACTGCAGAGCCGTACCAATGCGGCGGAAGCCAAGGATCATAGCAAGCTCCGTCCCATCTAAACTTGCCCCTCGTCGCGCTGGTGAAACTTCCAGTCTGCACAACCATCGGACCAAAAGCAGATGCTCTACTATACATTCCAAACGAGCCGCTAATGATGCCGGAACCGAGCGAAGAGGCGACGGCCTGCAGGTTAAAATCTTGGCCAACGGGTTCCACCAGTTCAACTTGTAGGCCGTAATAATGATTTTTTGTAACAGCTGCAAAATCTGCTTCCGGCTTTGAAACATAAGATTTTAATGGTGTTTGGAAAAAACTAACTGTCTCACATAAAAAGTTGTCAATTGCTAATTTATAGAGTGGACTTGTGGCAGGGCCCAAATACTGAAGGTAAGTCGGACTCCCATCGTGATTCATGCTAGCACTATAAACACCAGTATCATATATATAGGAGCTGCTTCCAAGTGCGGTGGTGGATAGATACGCTTCCGGATCTCGGATGGCCTCAAATGGTAAAGGCACACCATACATTGAAGTGGGCGTCCAGGCCTCGCCCTGGGATCCTGTAGCCTCTTTGCCCAAAATTCGAAGAGCTTCGACGCCGCCGTAGTTACTGGTGGAGCGATTGATAAACGACCAAGTGCCATCTAAATTTAACTCTGTAAGCAGTAGAGTGCCGTACGTGCCGCCGGCGAAGTCCGAGTGCCCGGATGCTGAGACCTCTACCGATCCGGGTTCGCCCTGGAAGTTTGCGCCCGAAGTATCAGACATCAACAATAAGCTACTACAGGCAACCCCTGTTTTAATCGTATTGAATAATATTCCCGGTGCTACTAAGGGTTCAAGAAGTATGCGACGAGCAAGATTGGGATAGGCCGCTGCAGTTGTATCCCCAATCTTGTTGTTGCTGCCCGTAAGATTTATGGGACCCAAAGATTGACTTAAGAGCGCAGCCAATTCAACCGTTCTTTCCGCTGGATAAAATCCTTTATACGGCAAAAACTGCAAGATAGCATCACACGATAATTCAATAGAGTGCCTTCTAATAATATCCCCAACAGCATTTGCCCGATCTACCAGCGCATCGTCCACCACTTTAAAATATTTCATAAAATCCGCGGTTGAATATGTCTTATAAAAATCCGCGGTTGAACTATCCGGGTATGCGGCGCCGGTTAGAGTGAAGATATTATTTAAGGGCGCCAAGAAATCGCCGCCATGATCATTAATATATGAATCTATATGTTCGCTAATCCTAAACTCCGGGATAATTGTCATATCCTTACCCACCAGCCGAATCATTTCGGCATAATCTTCATAGGGTTTATAGGGGCTTAAACCAGACATTTCACCCGCGCTCCAGCTGTGGTGGCCAATTAGGACGTCGAAGGAACCCGGCCTGGGATTGGGCCAGTCCTCGGTGTAGCCGGTAGACTTGTTATAAACGTTCCCATTGTTCTTTGAGCGGCCAGCAAGGATCGGCATCACATAGGCTGCAGCTGGCGCTAAACTATCGGGACTTACCTGCGTTGGATCTATACTTGAGCTAAATCTACAATATAGATTTTGCAACTCTCCGGAACCGGAAATATTGGGTCCACTAGTGACAGCATCAGTATAATATCTTCCACCTCCTGAACACGTTATCGGGATGGCTGAATACCCCTCTCCATCGTTTTTGCTAACCATATCGAGTGGCCACACGCTAGCGGCACCCGAGGGGGACAGCGTTCCACCGGCCGAAGGGAGCCCAATCTGAACACCCTGCGAATTATTAAAAGGTGCTAGCGCCCTGTAGTATTTTACATCATTCCATATATTAGAAATATCATAATTGGGTCTTGTACGTGTTGAAGTTTGGTAAACATTTTGATTGCTGGGATAAACTCGTTGACCACACTTGATGAGCGCGCTGAGAGTTCCACTTATGGTAAAATCTGCCAACGAGGTAAACGCCGTTCCTTCATCAACAGGCGCGCGATCATGAAGGTTTAATTTTTGATTGAGGCCATTATGTGAGAAATAATCCAAATTATTCTGATAGCTTACATGGAGAGACATATTATTGGTATCGTCTGGAATTGGATTATTATCTTCGAAAGTAAAAGAAACGGCTTTTGCATTTGAAGCAAGAGGTTGCTCTATATAATCTACAAATTCATTGGCGCTAAGACCATTTACCAAACCATTATTCCCCTCGATTGCGGGGGGCGGCACGAGAGCGCTGATGATGTTCTCTTTTCTTAGCTGACGAGCCACGGGATGCTCGCCGGTACGAATCTGTTTCCATGTAGGATATCCATAAGGCCCATTCCGGCTATTAAGCAGAGCCGACAATGATCCTCTCTTATCATAATCTTCGGATACAAAAATCGCAGGGGGCAGTCCGGATCCTGACTTCCATGAGAGAGTTGCTCCGTGCGTCGCCGCGAGTGGGACTGTTATAAGGGTACCCATGGTACTACCGCTTGCGGGGGCAGACGAGGAATAAAGATGAGAGCTTGTGAAATGATTCATAACATTCACGGTGCCTAATCCCGGTCGGACATCTCCATAGAATGGATCAAATCGATACCAGGCTACCTGATTTGCTGGCGCCAGGGCATTGGACATCCCCATATTAGATATAGTCGTGATTTGTTCCCCAGTGAACTCCGTGTTCCATATACCTACATCCGTTATTTCGCCCGTAAACGACGGCGTCTGGGCGGTCACAACGTTATATGGGTCGAAAGTGTGCATCGGGGACGCGATGCCCACGATGGCGCAGGACCCTTCGCCGGCTTGGGTACCCACCCCGAGGCCCGCAAGGCCTAGGCCGCCGCCAGTACCACAGGAGGCTGTTATATTAACAGTGCCATTGAGGATCAAAGATCCCCCCGTAATGTCGTCTGCAGTCCAATCAGACCCGGGAATTCTATTTCCATCTACATAGACTTTCACTAAGCCGGAGGTCATTGCGTTAACGCCACCACCGTTGCCGCCGGCAAAGGTCATTGCTATATGATGCCATTTTTGGAGTTCTATATACTGGGCACTCGAGCGACAGTTTAAGGTAGTGGTGGAGCCCGATATTACTACCTGGGGGCGTCCCTTCATATCGCCGGATACCAGCGCGTGAAGGCCGAATGAGCGGTGCTCAGCACCAAAAGTAAATATAGGAGATGATGGTCCGATGGGGGGCCCACCGGGGTCGAGGTCACCGGGGTCGGTATCTTGCAGATAAATCCATGCCGATAAAGTATATGGTTTCGCAGCGCTGCCGGCGCCGCCGATAAGAGAGTTCCAACAATCTGGAGTTCCTATACTGAACCAATTGCCTCTATTATCAGCAGCCGGGTTTCCGCCGCGGCCGCTAAGGGAGCCCCAATGAGAGCGTCTAATGGCCCCAAATTCTCCAAGAGTATGAGTAGAGGAGGAAACATGATCTCTCACGTTCGTTAATAGGCCGGCATAATTGAGGTTCCCAAAATAGGGATCAGTACTGCCGGTACTTAACTCACTAAGAACAGCCGCGCTGAGAGCACTTGGCCTCTGGAGATCATATATGGCATAGCCATCTCTCAACGAAGACGTCACCCAAGAATATTGTTGAGTTGATCGTGGAATGGCATCCTGCACATACCAATTGTTAAATATTTTGGTTTTATATGTGGTCAAACCCCCAATAACATGATCATCCAGATAATAGCTACCACTATTGTATGTTGTCTCATCAATTTCGAAAGTTATATTTTGTGTGATAGGTAAATCAGTATGCTGGGCGGGGGGGATATTTGGGAGCAACCTTTGGTCGATCATTCCGCTTCCTAATTCAGGGTTAAACCGATACCATGCCCTCAAATTCGTGGGAGACAGGGACGAAACATCATATATATCTCCAGTATTATAGAGAGCTGTGACAGAAGCTGCATCTAGTGCCGTATTCCACACGGCCAGCTCAGCCATGGCCCCGTCATACGCGAGGTGTGACTGGACGCCACCGATGTTGAAGCCAAGGGCCGCACAGTCGAGGACATCGCCACCTGAATTGATTGTGCCGCTACCAGAAACACCATTAACATAAATGATGGGGGAGTCCGCGTCGGTCAGCCCGGCGCCGCCGGCGTAAGTCACCACCACATGGCTCCAAACACCAACTGTTAGAAGATTAGTTGCTTCTCGTTTCCACGTCGTGAGGCCGACCAGAGTAACAAGATCGCCGGACTGGAACCGGAGCGCTCTTCCGGTTCCGGCGCCGGCATCGCCAATCTGCCATATATACTCGGTGCTTGCCGGGGCGAGCGAATGAGGTTTTATCCAACACGCTACTGTAAAAGGCTGCGCACCGGCGCCGTCGCCGCCGAACAAGAGATTCCAATAATCGGTATCATCGGATTGAACATACGAAAGTGTGCCATCATTTGCTGCGAACATACCAACATAGTTATCAATCTCTTTTCTTACAGTCCTTGCATTTCGATTTACCTTATGATAAGAGGGCGTCGTAACATACGTTAATTCTGGTACCGATCCATAGGCAGCATCCGATCCAAAAGGACCACAATGGAGAGTGAAGCGCTGGTCGAGACCGCGGTTCTTACCCAGTTGATCTTCAACTCGAATCGTTCCGGTAATTGAGGGGTCAATTGAGGCTGATCCCGATAATCCATAATCGATTATTGATAAGTTTCGATAAGGAAGAGCATTATAAACCGACATTTCTTCATGTGCGGGGTCCATGTACCCGAGTGACATAACCTCATAACCACACCCAGCGAAGCGATTAACAATAATGGTGTCGTTTGAAGTCGATCCGGTTCGTGCCGGAATGCTGTAATTAAGAACACCTCCTGAATTCGGTGTGCCTCCCGGTTGCGAATCCCACGGGAGACCATCAAAATCCACTCCGCCGCCGGATGCAGTTAACTCGGTAGCCGGGGAGATATCTGCGACGGACCAGGCCCCATCGCCCACGACGTCTGTGTTGGGGAGAAGGGGGAACGAGGTGGCCGCGTCGAGCGAGTACTGCGATCGATTATAAATACGTTGCGTTGATGTGTCAAAGGTGCCGACATGATCCGAGCCACTGGCGGCATATGGAGTTCGCCCAAAGGAATACCACGCATTCATCTGGTTAGCACTCCCCGATAGGTCTAACTCATTAAGGTCCCATGGGCCAGGTCGATAGCTACCAGAAAAATCATAGAGAGTATATATTTGGGCATCGCTAAGCTCATTCTTCCAGAAAGCAAAGTCTGACATATAACATCCACCAAATCCCTGATAACCTGAATAAGAAAAATTAGCTGGGTTCTCGTCGTACGCAATGTTAAAACCAATAGCCGCAAGCGGGTTTCCTTGGCCACTATAGGCGGCCATGGTTTCTGCCGCACCTATAGGCGTCTGTATAAGAGTCATAGACTGGCTAATACCGTTTACGTAGAAAGTGGGAGCATTACTAGTGCTACTATCATCATAGGTGATGGCTACGTGAGTCCAGATATCCGATGGAATATTTGAACCAATCGAGCGCCAGCATGCCTCATTCCCTGTAAACTTCTGACCAAATTCTATATCTCCATCGAACCTAAAACAGGCGCGCTTATATCCCGAGTCTCCAAAATAAAACCAAGTAGCCGCAGTATTGCCATTTGGGCGGCCAATGGGGCCCTTGTCTGGGAATGCGGCCGCGGCGTTGCCCAGCTTGACCCACGCGGCCCATGTTTGAGTCTCCTCTAGAGCTGTTATAAAGTCTGCATGATACACTGGAAAATAAAGAGCGCCGGACGGCTTGCCCTCGGTCTGCTCGACGTAGAGGGAGGAAGTCTGATAATATGGCGCGGGTCCCAACGCGTCCCCGGGCATTAATGGAAATCTGCCGCGCGTTGCGAGTGTTTCCGGATATAAGGCAAAGTCAAATATCTGTTCCTTAAAGAAGGGATCATTCTTCCTTCTGCCGCCGCTTGAAACAACTTGATAATTTTTTTGATAGTTTCCAATCGCTGCATGAGCCATGATTCCAGATAACCTTGTCGTCACGCTAGCTGTAGTCATCAGAATATTTTGAAGGTTCACGGGGCGCTTAGCACCGACGTTTCGGAAGCGATTTGCTATCGGGATATTCACGTTGCCCGAGGTACTATTGGCATCATAGTTCGGAGGAACAACCGCCATAGAGGGCGAAGCAAATGTTCCGCCCCCCGACGAAGAAACACCTGAAAAAACCAGTTTCCATCCCTCGCCGCGCGAGTAGGCAGTGTCCAACGGGCGCCCACTTCCACTTTGATTAAGGGGTGTATGTCGATATTCTCGTCCGCCTACAAATGCTTCAGTAAAGGGCCCCTGCATAGGGAGGTCTGCATTGTGTACAAGATCGTGATGAAGATTTGTTATCATCACTCCGGTGGCATAATTTTCCACTACCTCAGAGTTATATCCGGTAGTTACCGATGAAGAATATATACTGAATGGAAGTAACAAATTGCCATTACGAGCTAACGTCCCCTCATTGTTTCGATTAATGCTGGGATTCATCCCAAATCCCAGGCGTTGCTTATAGGCGGGGTGATATATATCGGCAGTGTTCATTAGTTGTTCGACTTCCGACCCGGAGCCTACGATTACATTCACGGGGGCGTTAGTAGGTGCCGCGGCCGCGGGACCGAAAGGCCGGGTTGCTTCATAAACAAAATTAATATTCTTATTTTGATTAAACCCTACTCCACCAAGGATAAATCGACCACTACCACCAAACTTATAAGGACTTACAAGGGAACGACGATCAAACTGCCTATTAGAATTAAGCACAAGCTGTTTGCTGGTGTTGGTACCAGCTAGGGATTGAGATAGCCGGAGATTATACCTTTCGGCTCTGGCTTGCCACCACACAGAATTTATATCTAATGGAGGAGGAGCATAGGGATATCCAAAAGGAGGAGACACAGAAACAATATCGCTGCTGTCAAACAAATAGGGGGTTCCATTTCGGCCGCCTTTCTGGTCGTAGATTGTTCCATCATATGTGTCATCGGGATCAGAACCCATCATCCACCATGAAAGAAGATTGTCACTAACAGGCCCTAAAGAAGTTAATTCTTTCCTTGTGCCCCCTGAATAAACCTGAGCAACCTCGCCTAGATCAAGCTCCTTATCCCATACAGCAACATCACACATATAAGCGTTCGTGTTAAATTGGTTGGTAGAGCCGCCTATTGTTAAGCCCGTAGTTCCGGCTGAAGCTATTGTTTCGGGAGCAGTTGTAACTGTACTGGCGCCGTCCTTTAGTTCTCCATTTATGTAAATGTGGGATTTGCCGTTGATTGCGCCCTCGAATGTAGCAACAATGTGAGTCCATTCCCCAGTAGCGATTGTGTCGCTACTTACTCTAGTATTATTGCTGAGCGCGGAGGTCTGGTTAAAAGAAACATAGGCAGGGTAAGAAGATCCATCAAACTTCAGTACTCGATCGCGAGTGCCGAGATTTACTATAATAGGGTCTGTATCTCCCATAGCGATCGGATTAATCCATAACGAAATGCTATAGGGAAGATAAGCTCCAACAAGTGCTTCCCACACCGCTGCGTTATTACCGGCTCCAGCAAGTTGGGGTGCGTTCACGTAATCATTGATACCATCAAACTGTAGCGATTTATCATCGGGAGCTACCGTCGATGTCGCGGCATGCATATACTTCCATTGAAAGAAATCGATTGGCTGCGATGATCCAACTTGGCGACGGCTTGTAGCACTGGCAGGATAAAACCCAGTTCCCGTAGGTTCATCTTCGGGGCTGGCGTTGTCGAGAGTCAGGGTGACGCCGACGGCGGGACCTTGAATAATAGGATCTTGTTGCTTAACGTTTTGAAATTTGCTCTGGTATTTACTTCGTTCGAGTACGTGGCTTTCAATGATGGTTCGAACACTCTCAGCAAAGTCTGCAGATGCCGGCACCAATTGCTGCAACATTGAAGTAAGCGAAGAATCAAACCATTTATAAAACTCGTAGAACTTCTCGAAATCAATTTCACTATTGCTGACCCTTTCAAAGAAGCGCTGGCGGAGGACTCTTAAGCCCTTGTACTCCGGGCGATATCGGTTAACGGGCTCGCCAATAAGATTATTGATATCTTGTAACGTGGCGAAATAATTAATCATTTCAGCCGAGACTGCTTGTGCCATGCTCTTTTCAAAAGCAAAGAAATAGTTAATCGGTCGAGAATCTCGCGTGAAAACGTTTTGTTCTTGAGCGCCCAAAACTGTAACCATATCGCTAGAGTGAACATTTTCAGGTAACTGCAGTTTAGAAGTTACCACATAATCTTTGTCGATCGGAGTAGTAGAAGAAGTCGTAAAGAATTGGCCGCGGCCACTATATTGTTTTTCTAAAATAGGACCGAGCCAAGCCCAGCGGGTTGAAGCAAGTGTCGCTGAACCCGAATATTCATCAACTACCGTAAAGAGCCCTGACGAATCAGATCCAGTATTTTGAGCGAACTCCCAATTAAATAAAAGTGTATCTGCCTGAAGAATCTCACCGTAGGATGCCGAAGGCACAAATGGGAAGGCATACCGATGGGGGTTAAGGGAGCCGTAATTTTGAGTATCATATATGTGACCACGCAATGTTTTATCATCTAAATAATCTAACCAATATCGGCACGCGTTAACCTTTACATCCGATGACTGGAGAACATCTCCGGTAAAATCGGTGCGGTGTGCCCCCACAAAGACTCTCTTGCTGCCGGTTACAATCCCCGCCGAAACACTAGAAGAAATCATACTGCCGCTAAGAGTAAACTCATTTCTAATGACGCCGGCGTCAACTTGAATACCATGGAGCTCAATTGTATAGACTCCATTGTCAGTACCGTCCACCTGATAAGCCTGTGGATATTTTTCTGGCTTAATCCGAACTGCCAAATTCCAATGAGTATTATTGTAGGTATCTTGATACAAATCAGAAACTAACTCGGGAACCAAGGTATCGTCGGTGCCGGTGAGAACGAAACGAACATTGTCCGAGGTTATCTCATCTCTTACAGCATAAACTTGATAATTTACATTATCAGGACTTGGCCACGTGGTAGTAGATTCAGGAGAGGCAGTAGGTACTCCATGAACACCAAATAACGAGCTACTTATGGCATTTGTATCAATGTAATACTCTGAGGCGGGATCAAGTTTTTTGGGAAACAAAATTTCTGCTTCCAACGTTTGAGCATAGCCTCCTGTCAAATTATAATTTGCAGGGATATATCCTGTGGTATTGGTTGTGTCTGTGGGATCTTGATATTGATATACTGTTGCGTGATGGCCATCTTCTGTATTAAAGTCTACCTGGCGTTCGATGACTTCGACGATTCGACGGTTGTTGCGTAACTCATATTGAATGCCATTTCCATACATATTAAGCTTAACAAGCTCGTCGTCAATACCAAAACAGCGAATTAAATTTCGGAACGATTTTTCTGTACCCTTGGTCTTATAGATGTATACCAGATTATTATAAATGTTTTTGTAGATAGTATTTTTGATCTCGCTTAAAGATTTTTCAAACACGCGGTCTTCACTTCGATCCGCCAGCTTTTCCAACACATCTGCATCCAAAAATAAATCTGGGGCCACCATCCCGACCGACGGGAGGAGGCGCTCAGCAAACGGCAACGCCTTTTGGCTTCCGGAGGGATACGTGATATTCCCGAGGCCGGAGATCGACTGGATTTGAAGATGTAGGGTATCAAAATAGCTAGATAAAATCTGTGTCAGATACTTAACTTGCTTTTGGCCTTCGGCATCTTCCTCGGTGATCCATGCAGGAATGGAATTATAAATCGAAGAGTTGTTCGTAACATCATAGCTAGAGCCAGAAGTTTCCAAACTTGTAGCAAGGCCTTCCACCAAAGGGTGAAAAGAATAAATAATTGGATCTTTAAATTCTTTAATTGCAGCACTTGATTCTACAATTGCAGACCCCGTTGATCTAGAATTAGAGGTATATCCTGTCCACGTACCATTAGTAATCCGCCCGGAATAATCAAGTACAACAGAATCTGTAGCCGAGAATCCGGTAATTCCTTCATTAAATTTATAGTAAACGCCCAAATATGTATTAACATCTTCAGTGGTATCAACAAATGGCGCCGGATCATCGTTTGTGCCGCCACCTACTTGTGTGAACCAGAACCTTCCAATATCGCGGCCGGAACGCTCCTTCTTCCAATACCTAAGCTCGTCTAACGAACCGGTTAACTTACCTGCATAAGCTGCCGCTGACGATGCGGATGGGGAAGTTATAAGAGCGCCGATATTGGCTCGCAACGCCCCCGTAATTTCATTCAGGCCCACAGAACCTAGCGTATTTAGCGTAGCCTTGTTACTTAGTGTACCATCGACATAAAAATTGGAGGTGATACCAGTCGAAGAAGACAAAAAGGTGAAAGCATAATGATGCCAATCGCCGTCCGCGATCGAAGCGGTTGTAAAAGACGAGCCCACCACAGAATCTTCAAAAGCACCTGATACAAACTGAGTACTACCCGACTGAAGTGTGACCAAGAAGGGGTCGGCGCCAAGGGCCGAAGCACCATTAAGCAACAAAGTAAAACGCCCGTATAGGGGGCTGTCATAAGTCTCCCCATTCCAAAGATCAAAAATAACCTCTTTTTCGGTTTTAGCGAGGTCAAAAGCTTCCTTCTTTAACCAGAATTCCACTGAAACGCCGCTCCCACTTGGATCCAGCTTTAGGTTGGTTTCCCGATTACGATCGGGCTCGTAATAATTTGAACCTGTAAAGTGAGTAGCGTAAGGAGTCATCCCATTAGGATTGACATGCGGACCACCCTCAAGATAAATGTATTCTGGGGTTGTAGGGAGTCCATAACCATTTGTTATAGAACCATTTAAGGTACCCCAACCATCAGCAGAAAATTTTATGTAGCCGTTCGTGCGTGGATACTGATTCTCATAAATATGAAGATCTAAATAAGTTGACTCATTTTCCCACTTGAGCCTTTCTTGGAGCGAGCCGTCATAGGGATACTCATCATAAATATGCTTTAATGATTGATCATAATATTCAGCGGCTGAACCATAGCGGGCAAAGTTACGCGGAAACGAAAAATCCACTTGTGGGATAAATCGCTCTTCTTTTACAATATCCTCAGTCTGATATCCAACTGACTCAACCTCAGATGCTATTTCTTGGGCCGACTTGTTGGATAATGCTTGGATTGTTGTCGCTTTACTAAAATAATCCTTATGACTCATATCCTAATTATTCTTCAACTCTAAATTTAAACGATTGAGGTTGCTCCTGCCAGTCTCCTATACTATCATTATAGTAAGACAATTTTATATTATACATGTATCCGGGTTCTAATAGAGACATATCCAAATCGAAATAATTTCCTCCTTTATCGTATGATAAGAAAGTACTATAGTTGGCGCCAGTTCCATACGGGATAGCCATATAATTATCGGTAACGCGGACTACCGCGTATGAAGCGCTTACAATAATATCCGTAGGATTATTAGCTGTTGAAATTGTATACAAAGTAGGATTCCAGTTCCTATTGCGGACAAAAAATCTAAATCTAGGTTTATCGTTGGATATGTATGATTTTTTAAGATTTTTACACGATGTAACTCTGGTGAAAGTGGGAGCAGAATCATAAGTAGGAATGAGTTCCGGGTAGATGGAACCAGTAAAATACTCAACTGCGCCGCTGTGCCACACATCATGAATGGCGAGAAGAGGAGTGGCCGCGGCTGTCACAGGGACGGAAACCGAATAAAGGCCAGCACTTACATAGCTACCCGTAGCATTTAGATCAGTATCGGCAGCCACTCCGCCACCGCCGGCTAACAAAAGTTTTGACCCTGTTGGGGTGCCGCTAGCGGAGCTGGAATAAAAGGATACCAAAATATCATTGGTACCGACCGCAGGAATATTAACCAGACGCCCGCGAACATAATTGTATAGGTAAAGAGTATTTAAATTATCTGCGGCGGGAGCGACCGAACTAGAATAAAAGAAGTCTTCTCTGTTGTCACTAACACGGGAGTCCCAGCGGGCCTCTATATAGGGACGTTTAAAGAAGTATTCGGTCGAGCGCGCAAAGAATTTTTTTGTATAGTAAGACTGAGTAGAGCCGTCAGTATTATTAATAGCCCATGGCGCGGCCGTTGAATCTTGAGCAGTAGAACTAGAAAAATAAGCCTCCTGGCTGGCTGTTAAGTGAACACCCACCCCATAGTTATTGGCAAAGGCAGCATCAGTTCCGGCGACCCACTCCTCTACTAAATGACTAATATTTAGTTCGAGATCCTCATAGCCTAATGGAAATGAAACATTGTAATTAGAACCGGTACGATAATCTCCTCCTATCGAAGTCCAGGCCGCGGTTGAACTAGCCGAGAGCCAATTCGCATACCCCAAATCTTGATACTCTTCCATATCAAGGCCCGTGCCCTCAGTCCAAGATTGAGATACAGGCGCCACCACCAAATTGAATCCTTGAGGCAACGTAAATGGATGTTTTGCATTAAACATTCTTAGATAGAACGAAACACTTCCAGAAGCCGGCAATGTTCCCGCAGTCCGGTCAGCGGAGATTTGGGATATAGGAAACTGAATCAAAGTGCGCGAAAGTTCTTGAGTCAAGCCCACAGAAGCACTAGCCTGTGCATAAATAGAAAAGATTTCTAGTGAGTCGGCATATCCCATATTTGAGCCGGTGCCCTGCGTAGAAAGGCCGCCTTCAAAAGCATTAGTAATCGTGGTATCTGCGCTAGCAGTATATCTTGCAATTGACATTATTTAACTGATCCCTGAATATCAGTATTAGGGAATTTAAGTTCAAATATTGTTGTTTCGGCCGCGTTAACTATTCTACCATCGGCGGACGTCCTAGATTTAAAATCATAATTGCTTTCTGAATAAACGCCCCCCTGCTTGGCGACAATTTCTACATCATAGACGTCTAAGACGCCCTTTACTTTTAGTAATTCACGGTAAACATCCGTAATCATAAGGGGCTCACCTATATCAAATTGATTTGTATTATAAAATTTAGACAGCCTATTGCTGGCTCTATTAATAACAGTATAACGATTTGCATTTGACTCTATAGTAACCTGATATTGTATTCCAAAGTTAACAATTTCTGCATCTAAAATATCAATCGTATCATTAATCATTTTATATTGCTGTAACCAATTCGCTACATTATTTTTTAAGGTCGAATTCGCAGTCGCCAATCGGCCACTCGTATTGGTGGATATAACATACAAATTTAAATTTCTTTTAAATTCATCAAAATCGCGCACAATACGCGCGCGGTGGATTGCTCCAAACTTTGCAGGCATTCCATATACAACCGACTGATAGTCTTGAGCCGTGACGGCGCGATTTTGGGTCGCAAAATAACTCTTCACTCGCTGTTTTATTTCTACTGCAGAAGGAAGATTAATATTCCCCACAAAGGGTTCATCATTAGTTACTTCCAATGAAGCAACCACACTTGACTGTGTTGCATCAACTAAGCTTCCTTGTGAATCAAATCTAAATTTCGGTGCCGAAACTGTAATAATCGTATCAACAGCAGCATTTACATCTCGCGAAGTGTTGTATCTGTAAACAATGCGAAGCGTTGTACTGGCCGGCGCAATACCAAACTTATCCGTACTAATAAGTTTAGTGGGATCAAAATCTAGATCTGTTATATAATTTCTTCCGTTCAAATCAAGCATCAAAGTAGTGGGATCCAGCACCGAATTATTTAACAACTCGGAGTCGGATCCATAGCCAAACTGAAGATATGAGTTTGCACCATCCTGTTCTAAGACGAAGCGCCTGGCGACCGGAACAGCTTTCAATATATTAGGAACCGTAGAGCTGTTCGAATCGGAGTTTGGAACGGCCTTGTAAATAACATTTTGAGACAGATTATCAACTTGTACATATTCGTGGCCTTCAGTATCGACAACGCTTATCACATTTGTAATATTCGAATTAGCGAGGGGAACCTGTAGAAATCGCTGAAAGCCACCAATTCCAACTTCTTGGACAGTTGCTTGGCCAGAAACCGCGCGGCCCTGCGCGCGAATAATATAGGAAGTGGCCTCACCCGTATTCGAGTTTGCCTCACCGGCAACCACTTGATTAGTGGATACACCAAACTTTACATCCTGAATCAGAGTATAAGCGCCTCCGCCGCCCGAATTAAAGACCGAGCCGGCCTCTAAAGTGGGAGCGTATAGTAAATCAGGGCCTCCCCCGACCGCAGATGCTGGGACCCGAATATAAAACGTCAACATTCCAAACGAAGCAGGGCTAGCCGGAAGGCGGAAGCCAAACTGACGCGCGTGGCGAACAACATTACCATATTGAACCGCCGAATCTAAAAAGCTTTCATTTGCCTGAAAATCAACATAAAAAGAGAGAATGTCTCCCACATATGCAACTGTATCCAGCATTAATGCACCAAAAGATGCTTCACTAAAATCTTGATAGGTATTGGGATAATACCGGCGAGCGTAGTTTTCTAAGTCTCTTCGAATTGAATCGAAGTCGCGACTTGTATAATTAATGGCTTGTAGTTTCTTGGGCATCAGAAAGTCCGTTATTAATTAGTTATCAAATTCAATTCGAAGCGTAGTACTTCTTTGTAAAGGAACAATTGTAAACTCTATAGTGATTGATAAAGAATGAGGAAAGAGTTCGGGGCTGTTCTCAGGAGTACCAAAATCAATTTTATTAATCTGGACAAAACTCATATATTGTCGTGTTTGTTCTACAATTTTTTGGTTTATGTCGGCATAGGTCGACCCATCGTTCAATTCAAATAAATAGTGTTTTAATCCAACTCCATAATCAGGATTCATCATACGTTCGCCGGGGTTCGTCAACATCAACATTTTAAAATTTTGTCTAACTAATTCAACATGACTTTGAATGAGACGATATGGCCCATCGATGCTGCCTACGGTAAGTGGTAATTTTGGTGCTAGTCCTGAAGCCATTATAATAATTCCTTTATATAATTAATCCGTTCTGTCGTTTTGTTCTCATATTTATTCCTCCTCGGCCTCAGCGGCCGCTTCGAGTTCCTCGGTGCTGGGCTCCTCAGAGCCTGCGGCGATCCGAGCGGCTCTCGCCTCCTCCTCGGTCGGAGGTTCACAATCACTCAGGGGGACGCCCTCAGACAGATTAGACATTGGTGCTCCATCTTCGTCTCCAGGCGCGCCAAGGAACTGCTCATCAAGAGCGCTCTTCAGAAGCATGAACAAGAGATAGACAAGTCCAAATGGGCCCGGAGGCATCATTAAGATGCCCAAGAATGTTCCGGTAAAATCAACTCCTTCAAGCGTGATGCGCGGGAACAGATTGTCTTTAATTGCGTCGGGAACATTATTGCGCGGGTCTCGCGGATCAGATTGACCCAATTTATATAATAACTCTCCCGTATTCTGCATTACGGTGGCGCCATTTTCATCGACGAAAAAATTGCCAGGGGGCGGGGGCGCTAGCGGGCCCAAAATTGTCGTAAACGCTTTCGAATCCAACGCGATAGGTTGTGGCCAGCCGCCCGACGGCGGCGGTGGCCCATTGTTAACATCCCACAATATATTGCCCTGTGAAGCCCCTTGCATGGCTACGTCCAGGGCACAAAATAAAAGATTCATCACATCCGACCCTTGCAACCCTGGATTTAGGCCGCTTCTTGGTATAGGCCCGAGCTCAGCGTCGGTTGGACCCCCTTGGTCTTCGGACTTAAACCCCTTAATCGCACGGGCGGGAGGAGCCTTAAGGCCCGTATCTATCCCTTGGGCCAGAATCATAAACACGAATCGGCTGAGATCTTTAATTATTTTAGAAATGCCGACGTGAGGATCAAGCATTTCACAAACACCACGAAGAATCGAAATAGGAGTTTCGATCAACATTTTATTAATAAAGTCTAGCGCGGAGAGGTTCTGGCGCTCTTGAAGCAGATCTCCGGGTGTTGGCGGCGCTGTAGGTAGAGGAGGCCCTGTTGCAACCATTTCAGCTATCACGTCCTCTTGATTTAATACGGTATCAATAAAAGTTTGTATGCAGCGACCTTTAGCGCCCATAAACAAGGTATCCATCTTAGGAAAATACCCACTTGTTAAGTAGAAATTATATAGGACGGGGATCAATACGGTCATTTCGCGACTAAATGTTTTTCCGAAATAGTCAGAAAACACTGAGTCTGCCGCAATCAGTAATAACTCACTATTAAAAACTGTTTCACCATAAGCCTCCAATTGTTTCTGAAGTATAGGGATCTCCCGTATTTCATATCTAAGAGGAATCTCCCCGGGAACCAGACTACGATGGCTAATTACTTCAGCCGTGCTAGCCGAGTTACCGAGAGTCAGGGATGCCCCAAGTCGAGCTAATACTATTCTATTTAAAGTAATATTCTCATTAATAGCCAGACTAATTGTTTTATGAAGAGGCAGAGTGTCATAAAATAAACCATTAGTTACATCGTCGTCTGCGCCTTGAATGGGCAAATAATATACAATATTATATCGCATTTGCAAATTTTCAAAAGTAAGGTCGGGGGTTGTGCTAACATCGGCGATTGTATGAGAATTATTAAATAAAATTTGCATAAACAAATCAAGTTCTAAACCATAGTCCGCTCCGGTTGTGCGTCTTAATATGGTGGGCACTGTCTGGCCAGTAGGGGCAACTACATTATCCCACACCACCTGTCGTTCCAAAACCAATCTACCATATTCTAATGTGGCGGCGCCCTGTTCATCGGTTTCGATTTTGGCGGCAACTGAATCTAAGAGAGGTCGTACTGATGTGCCAGTTAAGGGCCCGTACGCGCCGAGCGTATTATCGTTGTGAGTTACGTATATCTTACGCTGTGGCGCCGAGGGAGTCGTATTCCCGGCAATGCGGCCCCCAAAGAAGCTTGGCTGCACAGTCAAGATATTATCTACAAAGGCCCGAGTGAATTTTTTAGGCTCGACTTTATTGGAAGATCGTCTCACAGCATTGGCTACGGGGCGCTTAGATTTAAAAATTCTTTCTCTTACCATATATTCTACGATGGCCGGGAAATCCCGATGCTCGAGAGGTGCGCCGGTGCCGCGGTAGTCGAGGGTGACGACTTCTCCATCCATATCTAGCAAGCCTCCGGCGGCCTGAACCGGGGCTCTTTTTAGTTTCTTGTTAAAATAACCTACCATATATTCTACTACGACAGGGCGGCCCTGTACAAATTTTATAACTTGATCTCTAATGGAGGTGGCCATAAATTGTTCAACAAGAGGGGACGCCATGATATCGTCTATTTCAAAGGCTGCAAAAACAAATATATTTTTAATAATAAACTGGGCTATATGTATTTGGATCAATAGCAAAAATAATGCATATCGAATAACGTCTCGAATTTTAAGTCCTTTGGGATTTGTGCTGTCAGCCGGGTTCGGGTCATAACACATAGCATTTATCATTTCTTCATTAATATCACCTAATATGCCGGAAGGAGGAGGACCAGGGCTTCCTAAATCTAATAAATCAGCAATCTCTTCCGGCAAACACCGCGTATTATCGTGAAAGAAATTTAAAGAATCAAGTTTTTCGGTGGTAAAAATGCCGTTCGCCTGAATATAATTAAAAGACGCTTCTACCAAGCCTGCATATGCTGATGGGAATAATACTGTATCGACCTCTCTTTCGACTTTTTTATGCAAGTCAGACCAAGTAGGAGAGGCAACGTTGTGGCCATCTAATATTATTTTGCCGATAAGGTTATCAGTAAACAGAGATGCATAAGGATTTGTATCGCGAGAAGATTCATTATAACTGGAAGGAGGCGTATCAACGGAAAAACTCAGGGCTTCGGCGCTATCGGGAACAAGCGCAGAATTAAGTTGGATATCAATATACCGCCCATTTGTCTCCACACTAGAATTTGAAGGATACTTAATCTGAAGCCGGTCGACTTTAGTAGATGGAATGTCATATATAAACATTGGGATATTAGTCGTTCCTATATTACGGCCGTCGGGATCAGGAATCCAGCTACCCGTAACCGTGGTTGGAAAATTAAAATATAAAGTAGGGGCTCTGTAATGAGAAGAACCGCCAGGTGACGCAAGGCTCGGGGTACGAGAATAAAAATTATTAGAACTTACAATGTCCATTTCTATAGAATCAAAAGATTCAACGGGATTAAATGTGGGAGAGCCCGTCAAATAGCTTTCAAATTTTTGTGTAAAGCGTTCGGGAAACTCATAGCCCATCGCGGGGGGGCCGGCGGCAGGATCGTCGCCTCTGTGGGCCGCGGCATCGATGGCGGACTCGAGGTCTCCCATGGCGTCTATAAACTCGGGTTTTGAAAATAACTGACTTATAATGTGTATAATAATCTGCATTACTGTAGCAATTTGATCAGCTGGAATACCAAGAAGAGCCTCCAAATCACAGCTGTCTCCGAGCCTCTCTAAAACCTCCTCTAGGTTGCCAAATATCTCTTGGGTAGTAGACATGATGTCTTGCCCGACAGCACTAATACCGGACTCCGTTTGAACAATGCCGGCGGCGGCGAGTGTCCTGGCCATTTCATCCGTCGCGGCATCATCTCTTATGCGCGACTCCTTCAGCGTTTGTTGAGCCGCGGTCAAAGAATTATTAAACTCGATCTTTATGACGTTCACAATCGTATTCATCAACCTAGGGATTTCTTCCGTCATTAATGGATTTTCTATATAATTTTCTCGGTCTGGGCATTCTAAATTAAGATCGGCGAGGGGATTATCCAAACCAAGACCATTTTCTGCCATATCTTCCAATAAATCTCTGAGAAGACTTGGGGCGGCGTCCTCAATCAAACAAACATTATCAATATTAGCTTGATAAAGCTCGTTCGCTATTTCATTACAAAAATCTGTCAGATCCACAAATCGAGATAAGTCGGAAAAGAAGCCAGTTATGGCCGAGAAGGTATTCAAATTATTGCGAACATTAATATCACTATAACCTAAATTAAACTCCAGAATTTTTTCTAGGGTTTCGTAGGACACTTCCGCTAGGTTTGTAAACAAAAAACAAATTTCAATAGAGCTTAAAATAGCTGAGAGATCGCGTAAGTAATTCATTGCATCGTTGAATGTAAGTCCGTATTTACCAAAGGTTTGATCGAGTGGCGAGCCTCCTGGATTGGAAATCGATGGAAATGCGGATGGGCTCCCAAGGGCCTCGTTGCCGAGATTATTTAAATTGTCATTTACCATATTCGCTAGGTCATTGGCTCCAAAATCTTGGCCGCGGGGATTCCTCCAAGTGCACAATTCCTCTAAAAGCTTCGCCATTGACTTAACAATTTCTAACACCCCAGCCATAAGACCATCAAGCAACGCCTTTTTTAGCCCGGGCCATAACTCCCCATCTAGCGTTGGAATCTTAAAATAATCGGAGATCTTTATTTCTGGCATCGTTATACCGCTGCCGGGCGGGGCGCCTCCTTCTCCCGGTGTCGGAGGGGGCGAATAAAGCTCTCGCCCTGCCGACTTAATGGTGCTTTCAACCGTTCGAGTAAGGGACGCAAATGCGGGGGCGGTGCCTAGGGTCATACACCGGAGAACTTCGCGGACCAATTCTTGTATGCCGATCTGTCTTAGTAATTGACCCAACGGAGAATTGGCCTTCAGGGGAGGTATATTACCCTCCATCATTTCTGCAATAACTTTGGCAACGTTCGCAGCGGTCGCGATGGACTTCTTTTTTGTTGCCATCATTACTTTTTTATAAACTGCCGGATTTTCTCTAATTGCTCTCTTATATTCTTGGCGCTTTTCTTTGCTTAGTTTTGCATACCATCCCTTCTCAAGGTTTTCAACATCTCCTAGGTCGATGACGCCCATGCGGGCGGCTTCTTTCAAAAATAAATTCTGTGTTTCAACGGGGGACGGAATATCATCCCAAGTGAACTCCTCGGGCATGTTAAAATCTGCTCTCACCGATCCATCCTGCTCCGGATCTAAAAAGTCCATAAAGGAAGCAGGGGGGCCGCCCGCAGCCATAGATGCCATGAGATCAACGAGTTTATTATAGTTCTTGAGTGTCGCCAGAGTTAAAGGATCCTGAAGCTGAGAATTCCATAGCATATTTGTCATGTACCCCGTTTTTAAAATTTGTTGCTGGAGAGATACACTATTAACCAGATAACTCATTTGTGAAATGGCGGTTTTGTCATCTTTAGTACCAAAAGTAATACTAAAAGAATCTGCATCTGCAAACTCTACAAATTGAGCCGACCCCATGGCCGCCGAGGCTACACTGTACTGTGGAGGCCCATCAAAAAGTTCTTGAACAACGGCATCATATACAACAGCATTTAAAATCTGCATCATCCCTCGCTGAGATGCATCAAAATTTAAATTTATTGGAAGCGAGCCTTCAAAGCCGTTTATTTGTTGCTGAAAGCTTGAGAGACCGTCATTCACCAAATTATTACTTTGGACCATGGAGCCGATAGACAGTGTGGTGGTTTGGCTAGTAGGAGTGATGCCTTCGTCGTCATTAAAAAGGCCCAATGATGTACTCATGTCGGGTAAATAGCCAAGAAGTTCCAATACTTGGCGCAGCGCAAAAGGCGATGTGGTGTCAAAAGTGATAGTTTGCCCCTCTTCCGGTACTCGAAGGCTGCTAATTTTTTGATACATGCTAACATTTGTGTTGGGCTCTCGTGCCGAAAGGCCCGTAAACTCTGACGGAGCAGACGTAATTCTTTGTTTTAATATTTGTACATCAGGGCGAGTGAGGGGATAAGACAGCGCATTTAAAGTAGTAATAACCACACGTTTGTCGTCCTTAGTGTGATCACCGGGCTTGTAGTACATTGATGTTAAGTGCGACTTAATCGCTTGGCGTACGCGGCTATATATTTCGTCTTGGCCCTCTGGGTAAACAGCCTCCTTGCCTCTAGCCCGGGTGCGATAATAGATATAAAGTTCCGGGTAATAATGTAATATAAAACGATTTGCAGCAAGCTTGCTAATCTGAGGGAGTTTAGCCTTAAAGGCTTGGGTCCGGATTCGGTTACTTTTGTCTTCTTCTTCGGGCCATATATCGTATACTAACTTAACTTTTATAGTTGAACGAACTTTGTCGTCGACATAAAATGGGATATTCTTTTTTTTCGTACGAAAGCCACTTTCAGTCGCGGCGCCGCTTTCAATGAAATAATCTGATATTTTGGCAGCCATGTTATTATATAATTATCTTAATTGTTGGAATTATAGGGACTTAAAATATGTTTGCTCTGTCCTTGGGCGTCAATAGTCTCAATAGCAGCGAGATCTAAATATGTCTTAGCCAACTCCATTGCTGTTGCCTGCATCGATTGGGCTCCTACCTCAACCTTAGTAACATTATTGACCATGGTGTTGATTCCTTTGGGAATACACCCCTGAAAATCGGGCGCTCCTTTACTCCCAAAGAACGCGCCCATATGGTCGTGCGAAATAAGCTTCTCGTGGAATTGGCGCGTTTGGGATGTATAGGTAGTAACGGTAGAAATAAATTTCGAAAGAAGCGAGCAGATCTCTAATAGAAGCTGTCTAGTGTTTTCTCCCTTCAACATCGGCTGCAACGATGCCGTATCTTTCATTGCAATAAGATCGATGCCATAGCCACGTTTTGTCGCATTTGTCAAACACCCCCCTTGCGAATTGTACGTGTCAGTGCGTGTAACAAGCTTAATGTTTTCCCTTGCAACAACACGAATCATGTCTGCCTTAAGTGCAATCGCCGAGCGTGGAGAATCATAAGAAGTAGATCCTACTTTACCAGCTGGCAACCTAAAATAGCTATCTATGTCGGCCTTTTGGCTTAAATAAATTCTTGCTGCGTCAATGGTAAAATCGCTATCTACTTCGGGGACACTTCCATTCTTTTCTCTTTGGTGGGCAAACCAAGCTTTGCGTCCTGCAACAATATCAATTGAAGCACAATGGGTAGCTCCCTGGCCACCCGTGCCACTGTTCTCAAAACCGGGGCGGTCTAAGCCCAACGTTATAAAAGAATTGCCTTTCTGTATTACTTTTTCATAGGTCATCGATTTAAACTTGGGAACATCGAACTGAGGCTTCCCGGTGTTGCCTCCCATGCCCATGAATTCTGCTTTTTGCTGCGGTGTTAAACTATCATAGTACTCGCGTTCGGCGTCGGACATAGAGTCCAAATTTTGCCAAAGTGCTCCGTCGCATTGCGCTTTTGCTTGTTCAAATCCCATTTATTTACTCCTCCAAATTCTCATCTCTATATAGTTTCTTTGGTTATTTATGACGTCTACGATCCCTTAATCTTCGCCGCTTTAGCAGCATCGTATTTTCCTTCTAGCATCCATGTTTTAAGACCTTTGCCGTTTTTCTTAGTATTATAGTTGTCCCACTCCTGCCCCTTTTTTCGGCTGCCAGTTGATCTCACGTATTCCAACAACATATCGTCGTCTTCAAACTCTTGTTGAACAGTGCGTTTCCAGCGCCCGGCAAAGGAGCCGGTTCTATCAGTGCCGGCGACGCAGTGGATCAAAGTGTCACCCTTCAGGAGTGCCTCTTCGACTACTGGCCAGAAGCGCTTCGCGGTGGATCCGCGGCCGCCAATAGGAGCAAAAATCCATTCAACACCGAGCGTACCTGCCCAGATCCGCTCACAGGCGTTAACGCATCCGAAGTTGGAACTATCACAATCCCCGCCGTCGCACTGATCTTTCTCCGCGAGACCACAAGGGCCTCCACCGATCGAACGCGTATCCTTTTGTCTCCAAAGAGAATCCGCAGCCAAATTAACAATCCTCTTAATCTTGTACTTCTTTACCAATCCCTCGATTTGCTCCCACGTGTCAATCTTGCCTGAGCGGTAATTGGGATGGCCAGGTGGTCCCGGGATTTCAGCCCAGTTACTGGGTAGATCTTTCCCCGGCCGGCCCCACTTCTTG